AGCAGATCCGTGGCTTGTACCGCAACTACTTCGAACGCGACCCCGAGAGCCAAGCAGCCATCGACTATTGGCGCGACACTGCCAATCAAGGCGGTCTGACTCTCAGCGACATTGGCCAGCAGTTCGCGACAAGCGAAGAAGGCCAGCAGAAGTACGCAATGCTCGACAAGCTGCTGGGCAATCGCGCGCAACCGGAAGATCAGAATGTGACGGTGGTCGAGCAGACCAACGCTCCTGATCGCTGGCAGACGTATTGGGGCTACAAGCCAACCCAGCAAGACTACACGATGATGCTGCGCGCAGGCTTGGGCGAGTACGGCACACCCCAGAGCTACGATCAGTACCGCGCCATCTACGAAGCCATCGGCAATCGCGCTGCCGCCAACACCATCGCTCCGTACTATGTCCGTGGTAGCCAGACGCTCGCCGGGCAGATCACCCCGAGTCAGGTCGAAGGCGCATTTGCGACGAGCCGGATCAACTCGTTGATCAACAGCGATGATCCGCAAAAGATTGAATCGTTGTACCTCGCCCAGAAAGCCCTCGAAGATTATTTCATGGAGGGCAAGAACCGAGTGCTGACCACCCAGACCGACTGGCGTGGCTTCCAGCAGGGTCAGCCCTCACCCGGCACAGGATTCACCAATGCATTGGTCCCGGGAGGTGAAGACCTTTCGATCTACAATCGGTTCTACGATGCGCGCAACAACCCCGATCTGACGCAGAAGCTCTCGCAGCTCCAGAACCAACGCAATGCTCTTTGGACTCCGCCGGTTCCGCCCTCTCGGCCGACCGAGCAGGAGTTCGCCGACTACGCAAAGTCTCAGCAGCCTGACGTCGATCCGATGACCGCCTATCAGACATTCGCCCTCGGCGATCCGATGACGGGCAATCCGTTTGACACCAACTGGTTCTCTGGACCGACTGCGACAACCTCTTTCGAGCAGCAGGCAGCTGATGAGCGCGCGCAAGCTCTCAACAACTCTCTGATGCAGCAGACGCCGACGACCGTTCCCGACACCTACAATCCCAACTACACGCTGTTCTCCGACGCCAACCAGTTTTACGGCTCGCAGTCCTCGTTGCCGACTCTGGCGGTGAGCAATGTCGGGTTGAACAATGACTATGGCATGTTCTCGTCGCCCGGTTCGCTCGGCGAAGGTGCCAGTGGCCTGACGTCATTCAGCCCCAGCCTCTCGGACTATTCGAGCAGCTGGGGTTCGATGGGCTACTCGCCGATGTCCTGGGACTACGCCAAAGGCGGCGAAGTCAAATTCAAGCCAATGTTCGAGGGCGACAGCGAAAAGCTCCAGGAGCGAGCGCGCGAACTCGCTCGCGAGGCCTACAGCCGTGGTCCTGCATCGATGGGGCGCGAGAAGGCGCAGGAGTGGGAGGCTCTGGCGCGGAAGTACAATCTCCCGCTCACCGTCGGGCCATTCACGACCTACGAGGATCAATACTCTGACGCTCTGAGCAACTGGCAGCGCAACGTCTCCCCGAAACAGCGCGAGCAGTCGTTCGACAAGGGTGGTCCGGTGATGCCTTCCTATGATCCCATGGGGTCATTCACCGGCATGGATTCTATCGAGTCCTCGCCTTATCCGCGCGAGGAACTTGAGGCGCGACTCGACCCTGCGACGCAGGCGATGATCGATCTGCAAGGTGTCATGATCCCGAATCGCGCGGTCGACATCAAGCAGGACGATCTCGGCTATTACCCGGTCGACGCCGAAGGCAATCGGATGAAATGGGGCATGCGTCCTGCGCTGTTCCCTCTGACGATGGACGAAGGCAACCTCCGCCTCGCCATGCCATACATCCCCGAGATGGTCGGCAACATCTTGGGCGGCGTCGCTGCACCAGTGAAGGGCACAGGTGTCGCGTTGGGTGCAGGACCGATCCGTCGTGGCGAGAAGACGCTAACAGATCTGGTTGACACGTACGGTGTCAAGAAGCCCGGAGGCAATTGGACACAACCAGACCTCGATCGATCTGTTTGGGCTCTTCATCAATTAAATGAAGGAGCAGACATTGGAGAAAAATCTGCTGATTCAGTTGGAAAATGGATCGACACAAAGCTGAAAAGCTACATCAAAAACCAGATGGGCACAGTTGCTGATCCTTTGATCGATGTTGCTGAAGTCAGCGGTCGTTTGCATATTCCTAGCGATCAAATAATCGATCGGGCTAATGCGATTCCTGAATATCGTCCATTTGCTCTTAATCCTAATGACAAGTGGACTCCGACGGCAGGCGGAGGGTTTAGCTACAATCCTAATCTCATCGGCGAGACGGACTTGAGTCGCGCATGGGAAAAAGCAACACAAGCATCCATTGCTCGCTCATTGAAAGCAGATTGGGCAGACGAGGCTCTTGAGAAAAAAGGACTTGAAGCACTAATTGGAGCTCCCGACGACACTCAGATAAACGTCCCTCGTCACATATCAAGCAACCCTGCTCTCGGGTTCGGCCATCTTGTCGACGAGCTTCGCAATGCTACGTTGCCAAACTCGAACCTGCCAGACCGGCTGAAGATCGACCCTGCCAAACTCGAGAAATTCTCGATGTCGCAGGCGGTCGAGCATGTCGCGAAGATCAACGAATGGCGCGAGGCACAGCGAGCGAAAGCCAAGATCGAAGCTTCTCGCAATGCGGCGACCGTCCCGTTCAAACAATACGACGTTGTTCCGGAAACGAACTACCCCAACGAGAGAGGTCTCGGCTGGGTCCAAATAAAACCAACTGGCAATAAAGACGAACTCGAAAAGGCTCTAAAGTACGAAGGCGACACGATGGGCCATTGTGTCGGCGGTGGCTCGTATTGCCCACAGGTTGAGGCAGGCAAAACCGAAATCTACTCGTTGCGTGACAGCAAAGGCGAGCCGCATGTCACGATTGAAGTTAAACGTATAAAAAATATTGACACAGGAAAATCCGACATTGATATTATGGAAGAAGATCTTCCTTACACCATGCTAAAAAATTTGACAAAAAAAGCGCATGATCGTGCCATCCAAAGGGTTGTTGATGAAAGGATGGACGAATACACGGATCTAGCCTACAGGAAAATTAAAAGTAAATATCCAAACATTGACGAGGAATCGGAAGATTTTTACTTTAAAATGCAGGATGCGACTGCAGACCTCGCACAGAAGCAAGCTCCGAGGGAGCGTGAGTTCCATAATTATTTTTATGAAGAGAGCCAAGCGGGCATGAGGGAAGAACTTGACAAAATAAGGCAGGCTGGCGGCGAAATCGTAACAATTAATCAGATTAAAGGCAAAGGCAACGCAAAGCCTGTTGACGAATACATCCCGTTCGTTCAAGATTTTATTAAGTCAAGGAACTGGTACGACGTAGGTGAGCTCCGGAATGCAGACATGGTCAAAGTTTTCGAGGGACAAAGGCTCCCCGGTTCTGCGGAAAAGATCCCACCGGGTTATTACACATTGAACGATCTAGCAAAGCTGGCTGCGGAAAAGGGCGTTCCTGAATCAAACATTCAAGCCTGGATCAAAGTGCTACGCAATCAGTAGTCGAAGTTCTAAGGAATCACCATGGCCGACGAATTCGAAAAAGACGACGAAGCTGGCGAAGTGATTCGTCTTGAGGAAGAAACTCTCGAGGTCGAAGACACCGAGGATGGCGGCGCTGTGATCCGCCTTCAGAACGACGAAGACGAGCAGCGCCATCTCGAACATTTCGCCAACATCGTCGATGAAGTCGATCAGGCAGCTCTGACCGACATCGTCTCGGACTTGCTTGACAAGATCAGCAAGGACAAAGAGGCTCGCGAAAAGCGTGATAAGCTCTACGAAGAAGGGCTCCGTCGCACTGGCCTCGGCGATGACGCACCCGGTGGCGCGCAATTCACTGGTGCCAACAAGGTCGTTCACCCGCTGCTCGTCGAATCTTGCGTGGACTTCTCGGCGAGGTTCATGAAAGAGGCTTTCCCGCCCACGGGTCCGGTGAAAAGCAAGATCCTCGGCGAGCAGGATCGCGAGAAGGTTGCCAAGGCAGAACGCAAAGCTGCCTTCATGAATTGGCAGACGACCGAGCAGATGGTCGAGTTCCGCTCTGAATTGGAGCAGCTGAGCACACAGCTCCCGCTCGGTGGTGGCCAGTACCTCAAATTCATGTGGTCGAGCCAGTATCGTCGCCCGATGTCTGAGTTCGTGCCCATCGACGACATATATCTTCCATTTGCAGCGACAAATTTCTACACTGCAGAGCGGAAAACGCACGTCCAGTACATCACGAAAATGGAATATCAGCGTCGAGTGACGTCTGGAATGTACCGTGATGTTGATGTCGGGGTGCCTGAAGAGCCGGATTTCAGCCAATCGACCAAAGCCAACGACAAAATCGAAGGCAGGCAGGACAATTCCTACAACGAAGATGGTCTGCGGACCATTTTCGAGGTCTATACGCGCCTCGATTTTGAAGATGGACCCGAGCCATACATCATTTCCATCGACAAAACCAGCGGAAAAGCTCTCAGTCTCTACAGAAACTGGGAACCCGACGACGAGCAGCGCAAAGAACTCGACTGGATCGTCGAATTTCCGTTCGTTCCGTGGCGCGGAGCATACCCGATCGGCCTGACGCACATGATCGGTGGCCTGAGTGGTGCTGCCACTGGGGCTTTGCGCGCTCTGCTTGACTCGGCGCACATCCAGAATGTCCCGACGCTTTTGAAATTGAAGGGCGGACCCGGCGGACAGACGCTGAATGTCCAGCCGACGGAGGTTGTCGAGATTGAAGGCGGCGCATTGGTCGACGATGTCCGCAAAATCGCGATGCCGTTGCCCTTCAACGGCCCGAGTCCGACACTTTTCAGCCTGCTTGGGTTCCTCGTCGAAGCAGGCAAGGGCGTTGTTCAGACTTCTTTCGAGAAACTGTCTGATGCGAACCCTAATCAGCCTGTCGGCACCACAATGGCGCTCATCGAGCAGGGAATGGTCGTGTTCAGCTCGATCCATTCGCGTCTGCACAACTCGATGGCGCGCTGCTTCAAGATCCTGCACCGGATCAACTCGGCATATCTGACCGAGGAAGACATTGAAGCCAACTACGCTGGCCTCGAGATCGACCCGTCCGACTTTGATGGTCCGATGGACGTGATCCCGGTCAGCGATCCGCAGATTTTCAGCGACACACAGCGGTTCGTCCAGACGCAGGCACTCATGCAGCGCGCTGCGATGCTCCCGCAGATGTATGATCAGCGGAAAGTCGAAGAGCGGTTCCTGCGTGACATGAAGATTCCTCAGAACGAGGTTCTTCAGCCGAAACCTGGATCCGAAGACATGGATCCGGTCTCTGAGAACGTCGCAGCGTCGATGGGTCGCCCGATTTACGTCCTGCCGAAACAGGATCACATCGCGCACCTTCAGACGCACATGGCGTTCTTGAAGTCGCCGCTGTTCGGCAGCAATCCTGCGATCATGAAGCAGTACATCTATCCGATGGCGATTCATCTGCGGGATCACCTGCTGAATTACTATCTGGTTGAGGCGCACAATGCGGTTGACATGGCGCAGCGTGACGAATTGATCCAATCTGAAGCCAACGAGCAGGTTCAGGTGATCATGAAAGTGCAACAGTTCATCGAGCAGCAGCTCGGGGCTTTTGCGCAGGAGCTCGCGCAGATCGATCAGGCGGCGCAGCAATTCAAGCCGCAGCCTCCGATGCCTCCCGACAACTCAATGCAGATCGCCCAGATCAACGCTGGCATTCAGCAGCAGGCTCTTCAGCAGCGCGCACAGGCGGACGCCCAGCGCATTCAGCTCGAACAGCAGAAGCTCGCTCAGTCCCAGCAGTCGGATCAAATGGCTATGGCAGAGAAGGAGCGTGCGCGTCAACTGGAATTGGAGCGCGAGCGTATCCGTCAGGCGGCAGAGGATCAGCGCACAGCGGCAGACCTCGCAATCCGCGAGCGCATGAACACAGCCGACAATCAAACGGCCATGGATCTCGCCAAGTTGGAAATGCTGTCTGGCGAGAAGTTTTCTGTGAGCACCGGCACAGGCATCAATCCCGGCGCTAGGTAAGGAGTTATAAAATGAGTGACAAGCCCACGACTGGCACTGTTTCTCTCGACAATGCCGCTGTAAAGCAGAAGCACCGCATGGCTGCGGGTCTCAAGGTTGACGGCCAGACGCTTCCGGGTTCTGGCGCGCCCAAAGACACGAAGACCAAAGCGTGAATTTCGAAACACAACTTCTGGCTCAACTCAAAGCCAAGCAGCAAGAGTTTGCTCTTGGCGCTTTGAGTCGGCCGCAAGAGCGCGATGCTTTCGAGTACGGGTATCGCGTTGGCGTCGTAGCAGGCTACGAGGCAGCAATCAACGTACTTTTGCAACTTCTGGATGAGGAGCAGTATGGAGACAAAGACCTCTGAGAACGCCATTGCGGAAGCCTTTCCGCCGGTTGATCCCGGCGTCCGGCCTTTCGGTAGCCGCGTTCTGGTGCAGATTCGCACACCCAAGCGGGTGTCAAAAGGTGGCATTATCCTCGCTGAGGACACCCGAGACACCGAGAAGTGGAACACGCAGGTCGCTAAGGTGATCTCGCTCGGTCCGCTGGCATTCAAAAATCGTGACACGATGCAGGCGTGGCCGGAAGGCGATTGGTGCCATCCGGGCGATTTCGTCCGTGTTCCGAAATACGGCGGCGACCGCTGGGAGGTTCCTGTCACCCGCGATGACAATGCGATGTTCGTAATCTTCAACGACCTCGACATCATTGGTGACGTGACCGGCGACCCGCTTGCTGTAAAAGCATTCATCTGATAGGAGATGAACAATGGCTGACGTTTTGAAAGAAGACGATGAAGTCGATGTGAAGGGCAAGGAAGAAGAACTTGTCATTGTCGAAGAAGATCCGGCAAAAGCTGCTGCTCCTGAAACCGAGGATGACTCCGAGGATGAAGATGAGCGTGTGGTCCAAAAAGCAGACGATGCTGACGAGGCTGAACGCGAAGCTATCCGCGAGCGTCGTCGTCAGGAAAAGCAGGAGCGGAAAGAGCGTCGAGAAAAAGCAATTACTCGAGACAAGCTCGAACTAGATTTCCTGCGCAAACGGAATGACGAACTTGAGCGGCGACTGACCGCTCAGGAGCAGAGATCCCAGCAGTTTGACATCAACCAGATTGATGCTCAGATAGAAAAAGCTAAACGTGATGCCGAGCTCGCCGAGCGAGTCATCGCTAAGGCGATTGAGTCTGGCAATGGGGCGGACGTCGCTCAGGCGTTGCGCTATCGCGATCAGGCGATCTCGATGGCCAATCAGCTTGCAGCTCAGAAGCAGCAGGCTGCCAAACAGGCTGTCCCTGCTCCGAAGGTCGACGACCTGACGATGCACTACGCTCGCGAGTTCATCAACGAGAATCCTTGGTACGATCCGCAGGGTCGTGACGAAGATTCCGCCATCGTCCTCGCGATCGATCAAGCTCTGGCCAAAGACGGGTTCAACCCCCAGACGGAAGACTACTGGGACGAGCTCCGTTCTCGCGCTGCACGCCGACTTCCCGAAAGGTTCGGTCAGCCGTCCAAGCCAGCAGCCAAGGTCGAAAAAGAGCGTCAGCCGCGCGGCGGTCCGGCAGTGGGCTCTGGTAAAGAGCATGCGCCTGCGACCACCCGCAAGGAAATCTTCATTAGCCCTGAAAGAAAGCAGGCGCTGATCGAAGCAGGTGTTTGGGATGACCCGGTTCTGCGTATGAAGTACGTCAAACGCTACGCCGAGTACGACCGAATGAACAAGCAATAAAAGGACTTTCCTTTTAGCGCTAAACCGGAAATAATCAACTCAATCGCTGCAAGGAGCGAGACATGACTGACGAACGATTCAAGAAATCCGCTGGTGAGAATCGCGCTAACCGTGCGATGGCCGATAGGGCTGTCACTGAGAACCGCGAGATCTCCGACGATGAGCGGGTTGCAATGTTCCGTCAACAATTCTTCCAGTCCTCTCTTCCGGACTTGCCACAGATCCCAGGCTGGCACTGCTGCTGGCTCACTACGACTAATCCTCGAGATTCCATCCAGATGAGAATTCGTCTGGGCTACGAACCCGTCAAGCCGGAAGACGTTCCCGGCTGGGAATATGCCACCATCAAAACTGGTGATTGGCAGGGGTTCATCGGGGTGAACGAGATGCTTGCTTTCAAGCTCCCCCTCTCACTGTACGAAAAGTACATGCGCGAAGCTCATCACGACGCGCCGATGCGGGAAGAGGAAAAGCTCACCGATACGGCAGAGTTCCTCGAGCAACAGGCTAGGGCATCCAAGTCGAAGTTGACAATGGGCGATGGCAACATGGAGATTGGGCAGCAACGGGAGCCGATCTTTGATCTCTCCTAACGCAACCCCTAAACCCAATAGGAGCAACTATGTCTTCGACTAGCGCGCCCTTTGGCTTCCGTCCGTCGTACCACAACAGTGGCCAGATGCGGCCGAAAGCCTATACGATCGCTTCGACCTATGCTGCTAGCATTTTCTCGGGCGACCCTGTAAAGCTCACCGACAACGGCGTTATTCAGCTTGGCACCTCCGATGGCACCCGCTCGGGCACCGTCGATGGCGTTGCGCTGCTTGGCATCTTCGCCGGTGTGCAGTATCTTGACTCCTCCGGCAAGCCCACCATTTCGCCTTACTGGCCGGGTGGCACGACCGGAACGCAGATCGTTGCTTGGGTCTATGACGACCCGGAAACGCTCTTCGACGTCCAGTACAACAATCCCGGCACTGCTGGCACCGACTCGGTTCAGTCCGCTGTCGGCGAGGAGTGCGACTGGGTTGTTGCCTCTCCGGGTGGTTCGACTTCTACGGGTCTGTCGAACACGCTCCTGTCTGCGATTCAGGCGACTTCTGGCCAGTTCCAGATCACCGGCTTCGCTTACAACATCAATGACTCGCTCACCGACGCCTATGTGGTTGTGACCGTTCGTATCAACGAGCACCACTACAAGGCTGCTGTCAACTCTGTCTAAGGGAGGCTCTGAGCTATGGCTACTCCTATGCGTAGTACCGACTTCCGGTCGGTCGTTGAGCCCATCCTGAACGAAGTGTTCGATGGTGTCTATGAGCAGCGCGCTGACGAATGGAAGATGGTCTTCCGTGAGCAGAAGGGCATTCAGCGCAACTACCACGAAGAGCCTGTCCTGTACGGGTTCGGTGCGGCGCCGGAACTCCCCGATGGCATGGCGGTCAGCTACCAGTCTGGTGGCGTGCTGTTCCTGCAGCGTTATCTCTACAAGGTCTACGGTCTTGCGTTCGCGCTGACCAAGGTCCTCGTGGAAGACGGCGACCACATTCGTATCGGCCAGACCTACGCGAAGCACCTCGCGCAGTCCCTGATCGAAACGAAGGAGACCCTCTCCGCCAACGTCCTGAACCGCGCTTTCAACAGCGCGTACACGGGCGGCGACGGTGTGTCTCTGATCAACACAGCGCACCCGATTGTCAACGGTACGTTCAGCAACCAGCTGAACACTGCCGCTGCGCTTTCGCAGACGTCGCTTGAGCAGCTGCTCATTCAGATCCGCAACGCTGTTGACAACAACGGCAAGCGTATCCGTCTGACGCCGACTCAGATCGTGACTGGTCCGTCGAACGTGTTCCAGGCTGAAGTGCTCCTCAAGAGCGTTCTGCGTACGGGCACCGCTGACAACGACATCAACCCCATCAAGTCGATGGGCCTGCTGTCGAAGGGTCAGGCCAACCTTTCCCGTATCACGTCGACCACCGCTTGGTGGGTGCAGACGGATGCGCCGGAAGGTATGAAGCTGATGATGCGTCGTGGTCTTGAAAAGTCCATGGAAGGTGACTTCGAAACCGACTCCATGCGCTACAAGGCTACGGAGCGTTACACCGTTGGCTGGACGGATCCGCGCGGCCTGTACGGCACCGCTGGCGTCTGAGCCACTTCCCCCGCCCACTGGTTGCGTCCCCCTGAGTGGGCGGGGGAATCCGGGTTCTCCCGGTGCAGCAGACAGTCCCGGCTGACGACATGCAGACTGTTGCACTTATCTCGCATGTGAGGAACTCAAAATGGCTTCTACTACTTTCTCCGGTCCCGTCACCTCGACGAATGGTTTCATTGGCGCGCTCACTGGCAACGTCACTGGCAACATCACTGGCAACATCGTTGGCGACGTTCAGGCTTCCGTTCAGTCGCTGTCCGGCGCTGGCGCTGTGAACCTGACCGACATGTTCACGTCGCTGACCACGACGGGCGCTGCGCAGGCTCTTACGCTCGCCAATGGCACCGCTGGCCAGATCAAGATCATCAGCCACGTCGTTGATGGCGGCTCTGCGGTCCTGACGCCGACCACCAAGATTGGTTTCACGACCATCACCTTCACGAACGTCGGTGATTCTGCGACCCTGATTTACACGGCGGCTGGCTGGGCGATCATTGGTATCAGCGGCGCTGTGGCTGCCTAATAGGAGGCCACAATGGCGGATACCGTCTCTTCCCAGACGATTCTTGACGGTGAGCGTCTGTTCATCGGCAAGTTCACCAACATTTCGGACGGTACTGGCGAAACGGCTGTCGTAAAGATTGACGTTTCGACCCTCAGCCCGAATGCCAATGGCAATGCCTGCAATGGCGTCAAGATCAACAAGATCTGGTCCACCACCCACGGGATGGAGGTCCGGATCCTTTTTGATGCGACGACCGATACGTTTGCTTGGATGATCCCGCAAAACACGAACTATCTAATGGATTTTTCGACGTTTGGCGGCATCCCGAGCAATGCGGGAGCAGGCGTAACCGGCGACGTTCTGTTTACGACGTCCGACGCTTCGGCTGGCGACATGTACACGATCGTCATTGAAGCAATCAAGACTTACGCCAGTTCGTGAAGGTGATCCATGACCAAGTTTAAATACGTCAAGGAATTTGACTTTACGCCTGCTGGCAAGCCAATCGGCATGTGCTGGGGTGGCAAAGTCATGAAAAAGGCGGAAGGCGGTTTGGCTGCTGGCAATCCGCCCATGAAGAACGAGAGCAAGAACTTCGCCAAGGCGAAAGTCATGAAGAGTGCGATGGACAACAACAAAGGTCCGTCTGCTCCTCCGGGCATGATCGCTGACCGTAGCAAGCTCGGGATTCGCGGCAACAAGAATCCGGGAATGCGCAAGGGTGTTCCGGTCGCCCCGGCGACTCCCATGATCTCGCCGATGAAAAAGGGCGGGATGGCCGAAAAGAAAATCGGCAAGGTTATGGGCGAATACAAGGCAGGAGAGCTTCACTCCGGCAGCAAAAGCGGTCCGGTCGTGAAGAACAAAAAGCAGGCTCTCGCCATTGCTCTTTCTGAAGCTCGCAACGCCAAGAAGAAATAACTTTTTCTTGCTGTGCGCGTAGAACATAATAGGTTGGCGGGTTTGCTGAAACAGCAGCCACTCTGAATCGCAAGAGGATGGCATGGCTTTTTCTGGCAACGTGAGCGGAACGACGTTTAATGCTCTGAAGGTCGTTGACCACGCCTTCAGGCGTTGTCGGTTGCCAGCACAAGCAATAACCTCCGAAATGCACAGTTATGCGCTCGATTCGCTTTATCTCATGCTCTCCGAGATGGCGAACATTAAGACGCCAAGCTGGTGCATCGAGAAGGTTATCCTTCCGATGTATGAGAACCAGCCTATTGTCACTTTGCCTGCGGGAACGGTCGAAGTTCTCAATCTGAATTACCGTGTCCTGCAGCCTGTGACCGGAGCAACCACAACAACGTCAACGTCTTACACGGTAAGTTTCACAACGAGCACCGTCGTCGACACCGTCGGGATCAAATGGTCTGCGGCCGCGGTGCCTGTTACTTTCCAAGTCAGCACGAACGGCTCTGTGTGGGTGACGGTTGGTTCTTCTTCGGAGACCGCTTCTGCTGGCGAGATTACTTGGACAGATATTTCTGCGGCGACCGCCTACGCTTACTTCCGGATAACTTCGACCAGCCCGATGTCTTATTCGGTAATAACGCTTGGCAACATGCCGCAAGAGATCCCGCTCGGTGCATTGAACCGAGACGCCTATGTTCAGCAAAGCAACAAGGTGTTCCCCGGCAGACCGAGCAATTACTGGTTCCAGAGGGACATCCCTGATCCGGTCGTAAATATCTGGCCTGCGCCTTTCTCTGCTGCTGAACAGGCGCAGTTGATCCTTTGGCGTCATCGTCAGATCATGGACACCGAGAATCTTCAGCAGGAAGTCGAAGTCCCGCAGCGTTGGATTGAAGCCATCGTCAATGGATTGGCTGCTCGAATGGCTGCGGAAACTCCGTCCGTCGACCTTCAGCTGATCCCGGTTCTTGAGCAGCGTGCTTCGATCAGCATGCAGCGAGCGTGGGACGGTGACAATGACGGCTCGCCGATCCAAATAAACCCTGGAATTGGAGCATATACCAAATGAGCGGGCGATTTCTCGACGTTCGAGGACAGCCGACTTTTGGTATCGGGATTTGCGCCCGATGCTCGCGCAAATTTCTGCTTGCAGAGCTCCGCTCTGACCCAAACTATCCGAATCTGATGGTTTGCGAGGCAGACACCGACGATTATGACCCCTATCGGCTCGCTCCGAGAGCTCCGGATCAGATCGTTCTTCCTTTTAATCGCCCCGATACGCCGATAAACACGCACCCTGCAGGCTTGATCCAAGAGCAGGGTGACGAGTTTATCATAACCGAAGATGGCGACAGCTATCTGGAGCTGTGATTCATGGTTGAAGTCCCTAGCAATCTAATCCCGACGCGGATCACTCAGCTTCCCCTTGCTCCGGTTGCTGACGAAAACAGCCTTATGATGATTGTTTACCAAGGTAACAATTATCAGATCCGTGTTGGAGACCTTTTGAGCGTTGCTGGTGTCCCGACGACTCGGCAAGTTATCGCTGGCACCGGACTAACGGGCGGCGGTCAGCTCTCAAGCAATGTCACACTAAGTGTCGCGAATGGCGGGATCGGTACCTCGCAGCTCGCCGCATCGGGTGTGACAGCCGGAAGCTACGGCACAGCGACAGACATCCCGGTATTTACGGTTGATGCTACGGGTCGTGTGACCGCTGCAACGACTGTTCCTGCGACGATTAGCGGTTATGTCCCGACAACTCGTCAGGTGATCGCAGGAACAGGTTTGAACGGCGGCGGGGCATTGAATTCCAATGTCACGATCAACGCTAACCTTTCTTCTGCCACACCACAATCTGGATTCCAGAGCGGATCCGCAGGCTCTTCGTCCAACATTTCGCGAGACGATCACAAGCATCCGGCTGTGAATCTTTCTGTCGACAATGAAGTCGATGGTATCCTCGGTCTGGCAAATGGTGGCACTGCAAAAAGCATTGTGCCAGACAATGGCGCGATCATTTGGTGCGGTGCCGATGGCATGTACGTCGGTCCCGTTGGCGCAGCAGGACAGCTCCTTCAGTCGACTGGCGCCAGTGAATATGTTTGGGTCGATGCGAATACTTTGTCTGTGGCTTCTGCGATGAATCTCGCAGACGGCTCTGCGAATAGCATCCCTTATCAAACTGCTTCTGGATCAACTTCGTTCATTGCTGCTCCGGGCGCGGCAGGTCTCCTGTTGAAGTGGAACGGCTCCGGGTTTGAGTGGGGAACTGTCGCAGGTGCAGGCACCGTAACGTCTGTCGACGCTTCTGGTGGCACGACAGGCATGACGTTCACCGGCGGACCCATAACGGGCGGCGGAACTCTTACGATGTCTGGCACGCTGAACGTCGCCAATGGCGGCACAGGCGCGACGACACTGACCGGATATGTGAAAGGCAACGGCTCCTCGGCGTTCACTGCTGCGGCTTCAATCCCGAGCAGCGATGTGACTGGCTTGGGCACGATGTCGACGCAGAATGCTTCTGCTGTTGCAATTACGGGTGGCACAGTTGATGGAGCCACGATTGGCGGAACAACTCCTGGAGCGGGCACGTTTACGTCTGTGGCAATGACCACTGGCACTATTACAACAGCGCCTTCTTCTGGAAATGATATTGTTAACAAGACCTACGCTGATTCAATTGCGGCAGGAATAAACTTTCATCAATCATGCCGGTTGGCTACTACCGCTGCACTTCCATCTTGCACATACAACAATGGTACCTCCGGGGTCGGGGCGACTCTGACCGCAACGGCGAATGGTGCTTTGTCCGTTGATGGTACGCTTGTCGCTGCGACCAATCGCATTTTGGTGAAAAATCAAGTTAGCGGCGCCCAAAATGGTGTTTACGTTGTCACTCAAACTGGCAGCGGGGGCGCGCCTTTTATTCTGACGCGCGCTACAGATTTTGACACCCCCGGAACTGGTGTAAATCAAGTAGATGCTGGCGATTTCTTTTTGATCACAGCCGGGTCTTCGCTTGCGAATACTTCTTGGGTCCAACAGACCCCTCTCCCGATAACAATGGGAACTACAGCAATAGTATTCTCTCAGTTTGGCGCACCGCTGACTTATTCGGCAGGAACGGGCCTCTCTGAATCACCAGCGTATACATTTAACATCGCCAACAGCGGAGTAACTTCTGGAACTTATGGCGGAGCAGCTACTGCTGTAACCCTAGCAGTGAATGCCCAAGGGCAGATCACTTCGGCCTCTGATGTTTCTATCGCAATCGCTGGGTCTCAGATCACGTCCGGAACAATCGGCACAAGTTATCTGAGTGGCTCTTACACTGGCATCACAGGCCTTGGAACAGTAACTGTTGGGACTTGGAACGCAACCGCGATTGGGGTCGCTTACGGCGGAACCAACCTGACGAGTTATACGGCTGGCGATACTATTTATGCGAGCGGTTCGACGACTTTGTCGAAGCTCGCTCTGCCGGGTGCTGGCTACATAATGACGTCTTCGGCCTCTGCTCCGCAGTGGTCTGATCCTGCGACGATAACGGTTGGGAATGCATCCAATGCCACCAATGCATCGACTGCCTCGATCGCAAACAACATCGCTGGCGGCATTGCTAGTCAGCTCGTTTATCAGACTGGATCTGGCACCACGTCATTCATCTCGAATGGAACAACGGGCCAAGTTCTCAAATCGAACGGAACTAGCGCGCCAGCTTGGGGCGGCATTTCAGGGGGAACGTTCTGATGATCGATCAGCTTATCATCCGAATGTTCAATGCTCGCAACCATGCGCACGTTCAGCATTGGCTGACGGACTCCTACTCCGAGCATAAATCTTTGGGCAAGTACTACGAAAATCTTGTCGGGACCCTCGACAATTTCGTCGAAGCCTATCAAGGTGTATTCGGAGTTGTTGAAGGTTTGCCAGAAAAAGGCGATCCTAAAGAAATGATCAAAGAAGAGCTATTGTGGCTCAATGAGAATCGTGAGAAAATCTGCAAAAATATTCCTGCACTGGAAAACATTTTGGATGAGCTTACAGCTCTCCATATGCAGACGCTCTATAAACTTGAAAGGCTGAAGTAATGGCTCAGACCAACGAGACGACCATCCAGCTTTATCACAGCACAACACCAAGCTCTGTTCCTTCTGCAGGAAATCTTGCGAATGGCGAGTTGGCAATCAACATCGCAGATGGCAAGATTTTCTACAAGAACTCTGGTGGCACTGTCGTCGAATATTCGAGTGGTGTTTCCACAGGGAAAGCTATTGCGATGGCGATAGTTTTCGGAGGCTAAAATGGCTCAAGCAACCTACTCCGTTATCCAGCACTACCGCACGACCACCCCCGGCTCTGCTCCTGCGTCTGGCAATTTGAATCCGGGCGAGTTGGCGCTGAACCTTGCTGACGTTTCTGTTTACATGGAGAACTCTTCCGGAACAGTTACGAAGCTGATAAATAATCCTGCGGGTCTGACGTATCCGACTGCAGATGGAACAGCGAACCAAGCGATCCTGACGAACGCTTCTGGCACGCTTTCTTTCGGGGATGTTGTCCGTCCGACTGGCAGCTACACGTTCAGTGGCGCAAACACGTTCACTGCGAAGCAGACATTCAGCGGCAGCTCCAGTGCGCTTGCGACTGTACTTTCGAATGCTGCAGAAAAGGTTACTGTCTCGGCGACTGCTGCGACAGGAACGATCAACTTTGATGCCACGACGCAGAGTGTCCTTTACTACACGACAGCGGCGAGCTCCAATTGGGCGATCAATTTCCGCGCATCAAGCGGGACGAGCCTCAACTCTGCTCTTGACGTCGGCCAGTCGATAACCCTCGTTTTCATGGCAACGAATGGTGCGACAGCTTACTACAACACAATCGTTCAGGTCGATGGAGTCAGCGTTACTCCGAAATACCAAGGCGGCATTGCTTGGTCGTATGGCACTGCATCTGGCATTGATGCTTACACCTATACGATCATCAAGACTGCTTCCGCGACTTTCACCGTTCTGGCTTCTCAAATAAGGTTTGCTTGATGCCGGTTCCAGGAACTTTCGCTGCTGCTTCTGCTCGGGGTTTCGGCTTCGGGACAGAAGACATGTTTGGTGAGCAAATCTTCTCTGCTCCCGGGACATACACCTTTTATGTCCCTGCGGGTGTCACTTCAATCTCTGTTGTTTCTATCGGCGGCGGCGGCGGCGGGGGCAAGCCAGCAAGGTACACAGATTTCGAAAATCCTAATACGATCGCGGCATATAGCCCGATCCCCGGTTCGTTGACTGCAAACTACTACTCCGGGGGTGGTGGTGGTCTTGCTTATAAAAATGCAATATCTGTCACACCGGGTCAGCCGTTGACTGTATTCGTCGGTTCAGGTGGCGGAACAGGAAATGGTGGGGACAATCCGGGCCAAGAATCCTACGTTGCCAATTCAGGCGGAACAAAGCTTGTTCGCGCTGGGGGTGGCAGTGGCGGCTCTTCTGGTGCAGGCGGAACAATGCTCTTAGGAGATGGCGGCGGTTCAGGCGGCGCGGGCGCAAATTGGGAATATTCTGGCTCATCTGTTCCTGCAGAGAAGGTCTATCGTGCGGGCGGCGGCGGCGGAGCGGGCGGCTACACTGGCAATGGCGGAGCGGGCGGAAGTCCTGCTAGTGCAGGCTCTTCTGGTTCGGGCGGCGGCGGTGGCGGTGGCGGCGGAGGAGCTTTCGCTTCTTTTACAACCAGCGGCGGGACCATTGAATATGTCTATGGTTATGCAGGCGGTGCTGGGGGCGGCACAGGCTTGTTCGGTCTAGGTTCGAGCGGCGCTGGCGGAGCGTCAACAGAAACTCCTTACGCGACTTTCTCCTCAACCCCCGGTGGCGGGGGAGGATCTTCCGGGACAGTCGGAAGATACGCGGACGGCAGAAGCGGCGGAAACAATGCCGACACTGGATATGGACTTTACGGTGGCGGTGGCGGCTGTCCTGGTTCTTCTACCCGCTATGACACTTTGAGTCCTGGATATTTAGCATCAACCGGATTCGGTGGCGAAGGAGCTGATGGAGCAGTCCGGATCATTTGGACGACCAATCCGACCATCACTCGTTCCTTCCCCTCGACGAATGTGGGGCAGCTATGAGCGACATGTTCATTCGCCTCGAGAATGGCCAGCCTGTCGATCATCCGATCATGGGCACCAATTTCCGCAGAGCATTTCCCCACATCGATCCGGAGAATCCCGGACCAGATTTTGCAAAGTTCGTCCGAGTTTCTCGCAAAGAAGCTGCAGGGAAATACGAGGTTGTCGTTAGTGGTCCGACGTATCAGTGGGACGGAGACATTGTCAAAGACGTTTGGGAAATAAGAGATATGACGCCTGAAGAAATCGCAGACGTTGATCTCCAAGAGCAACTCGGGATGATGGAGTAAATCATGGCTGCGCCTAATATTGTCAACGTCACTGCAATCTACGGCAAGACAGGTGTTCTTGTCGTGACGACGACGCCGACTGCGATCATCACCAATAGCTCCGGCAGCAACCAAGTTCTAAAGGTCGATTCATTGATGGTCGCGAACATCGACGGAACGAACAATGCGACAGTGAATGTCGACATTTTCCGCTCCAGTGTTGCATATAGAATCGCCTATCTTATGACGGTTCCTGCTGGTGCGACTTTGGACTTGCTCAACAAATACATCTATCTCGAAGAAGGTGATACGTTGCGCATAACTGCCAGCGCAAATAGCCGACTCGAAGCTGTGGCCTCCTACGAGCAGATCTCCTAATGGCTGATTTCCCGTCTCCGACAAGTGCATATGGCCGCTGGGGAGTCAATGATGTCCGTGACGCAGTCATGGGCACAAACTGGCCGCAATTCCCAGGAAAGCCTACCATTGGAACAGCAACGGCTGGATCAGCTTCTGCCTCCGTGGCTTTTACTGCACCTGCGAGCAGCGGGAGTTCTGCTATTACTTCTTATACAGTTACTTCTTCTCCTGGAGGAATAACTGCAACAGGAGCGAGCTCGCCAATAACTGTATCCGGGTTGACAGCAGGAACACCTTACACATTCACTGTCAAAGCTACGAATGCTCAAGGCACCGGACCAGAAAGCAACGCAAGCAACTCCGTCACCCCGACTGCTGTTTCTTGGACAAGAATCCTCAACACTGGCGGCGACAGCGCAACGAGCGGGACAGTTAGCGTTTCCGGCTATTCTAAAGTTGCCATTTTCGGCGTCGCGCCGGGTGGCACCGGAGGCGGGGGCGGAAACGACGACGGTGGCGGTGGCGGCGGTGGCGGCGCTGTTCAGTTGAATGGCTACGAAGTTTCAATACCGGGCGGCGTGACAACTTTGTACTATTCGATACCAAATCCTGCTGGTTCTTCGACAACCAACAATCCGGGCCTTTACCAACCGAATCTAGAAGTTCGTTCGACCAATTCCGGCGGGACACTGCTGTTCTCGCTTAATGGCGGTCAAAATGGACCTTGCCACCCCTCGAACCTTACAACTGTTTCTCCGGGCGGATCTGGCGGAGCTCAGGGGACTTATGGATCTGCTGCCGGTGGAAATGGCGGTTCGGGAAATATAAGGTATCCGGACGGAAGCGGGGGAACGACAGGCACTGCAGGTTCAAACAGCACCGTTTCAACCGCTGGTGGTGGTGGCGGTGGCGCTTGGGTTTCAGGCAGTGCTTACGGGAACACAGCGGGCGAAAATGGTGGAAACAGCACCGTCAGCACTACGCTTTCCACATTTAATGGCGGAAATCTTAGTCCTGCTTTCTCTGCCAATGGTGTGTCCGGGGGCACAGGTGGCAACGGATACTCTTCAACGACTGCTGGGGCTAGTGTCGGGAATGCCAATGGTGGCTCAAATTCGACCTATTCAGGCGGTGGTGGCGCAGGCGGTGGCATAAGGTTCTTTGGCACTGGAAGCTACTACGGTGGTGGCGGTGGCGGCGGTGGCTCTCAGAATGGCGCGGGTGCTGGCGGTGGCAAGGGCGGCGCTGCTTACATCGTCATTTACGCTTCTTCTTAAAGGAAATTAAATGGCGCAGTTCCCGACACAAGCAGGTCCAAACTCTGATGTATGGAATCAGCAAGATGTATATCGTGCTGTCGCCGGATCTAATTGGCCTGCAAGACCGAGTGCTCCGACAATAGGAACTGCAACCGGCGGAAATGCACAAGCGACCGTAACATTCACTGCCCCAGCAAGCACCGGCGGGACAGCGATAACTTCTTACACCGTTACTTCTTCGCCCGGAGGAATAACCGCTTCAGGAGCATCCTCGCCTATCACTGTGACAGGACTGACAAACGGAACAGCTTACACTTTCACAGTAGCAGCAACCAACACTCAAGGAACTGGCCCTTCCAGTGCTGCGAGCAATAGCGTTACGCCGAGCGCATACACTGGCCCAACTTCGGTCGAATACCTCGTTGTCGCAGGCGGTGGCGGTGGCGGCGCGACCCGAGCCGGTGGCGGCGGAGCCGGTGGTTTCCGGACCGCAACTGGGTTGGCTGTTGTCGGAAGTACTGTTTATACAGTGACGGTCGGTGGCGGCGGAAATGCAGGCATTTACAGCCCAGCATCTGCTTCATCAAATGGATCAAATTCTGTTTTCAGCACGATAACCTCCATAGGCGGCGGTCGAGGGGCTTCTCGCCAAGGTAGCGTCGCGGCAGCGGTCGGCGGATCCGGAGGTGGCGGTGGCTGTGACAATGCCTCCGGTGCTGCTGGGACATCAGGTCAAGGCAATGCCGGTGGCAGTAACACTGGCGAATCTGCGGGCGGCGGTGGTGGCGGCGCATCTGCTGCAGGTGCAAACTCTACTTCTGGAAGAGCCGGTGGTGCAGGAACAGCTTCCAGCATTTCTGGAAGCAGCGTGACATACGCTGGCGGCGGTGGCGGTGGCGAAGGTTTGAGTGGAGGTGGAGGCGGACCGGGCGGCGCAGGCGGCGGTGGAGCAGGCGGTGATCCGGGCGGAAATGGAACAGCAAATACTGGCGGCGGTGGCGGCGGCGGCAACGACGACCGCAGCGGCGGAAATGGCGGCTCTGGTGTTGTAATTATTCGTTACCCAGACACATTCTCTGCTGCAGTTTCCACGACAGGCTCGCCAAGTTACACCGTTTCCGGCGGCTACCGCATCTACAGATGGACCGGCTCTGGTTCTATTACTTTCTGAGGAAAGACAATGGCGCATTTTGCACAGCTAGATGAAAACAACTTTGTCCTTCAGGTGATCGTCGTCCACGACAATGAGTTGAAGGACGAGAATGGCATTGAATCAGAAGAAAAAGGAATAGCTTTCTGCCAGTCTCTGTTTCCAGGGACAATGTGGAAGCAAACGAGCTATAATTCTAAAATAAGGAAAAATTACGCGGGCATCGGACACTACTACGATGCAGAAAGAGATGCGTTCATTTCTCCCAAACCTTACCCGTCTTGGATTCTTAATGAAGAGTTCTGTCGTTGGGATCCTCCTGTCCCCAAACCAAACGATGGACAATTTTATCAGTGGGATGAAGAAACTCTTTCTTGGAGATAATGATGGCACAGTTTCCTTCGCCCACGAATGCAAATGGAATATGGACGCTTAAAAAAGTTAAGCGCAATGTCCAAGGAAGCAACTGGCCAATTTTCCCCGGCGCTCCGACCATTGGAGTTGCGACTGCTGCCAGCACACAAGCGACTGTTACATTCACAGCGCCAACTTATACTGGCAGCTCTGCGATTACTTCTTACACCGTCACATCTTCTCCTGGAGGAATAACCGCTTCTGGAGCTTCTTCTCCTATTACAGTTACAGGCTTAACAAACGGAACAGCTTACACGTTTACTGTTAGAGCTACGAACTCTGCTGGCACCGGTCCTTCCAGTGCTGCCAGCAACAGCGTCACGCCGAGTGCACCGACGAGAGCTTTCACGATTTCGCCCGCAGTCTCTGGCAAAACAACTTGGGATCTTGACACTGATGGCCCGCTTGCCTTGTCTTCTTACGGAGATTGGACGATCGTCCCGCTAACCAATTTCTCTGCTTCTGTCAAAATATGGGGCGCTGGCGGTGGACGAGGTGCGACCAATGCATTTTCGACTGCCAATGCATTCGGCGGTGGCGGCGGTTACGCAGGCGGAACTTTTTCTGCGACTTCCGGAACGACTTTCGTTTTGAGAGTCGGCCAAGGCGGTTTGTTCACGACAACTTCAATTTTTGAAAGCGGAACGGCGTTTGGCGGCGGCGGTTCTGGAACGAACTACTCCGACCGCCAATGGAACTGCGGCGGCGGCGGTGGTTTGTCCGGCATATTCGTTAACAGCGTCACTCAGGCTAACTCCGTTTTGATCGCTGGCGGCGGCGGTGGTGGTGGCAACAGCCGTTTTGGAGGCGACGAAAATGGTGGTGCAGGCGGCGGCACGAACGGCGTTGCTGGAGGCGGTAACGGCGGCGGCGGTGGCGGGGGAACTCAAACTGCAGGCGGCGCAGGTTCCGGAGATGCAGCAATCGGTTCTTCTGTAAACGGGAGTGCACTGCAAGGCGGATCGCTTACTCCGACCTCAACAATGGGCGGCGGTGGCGGCGGCGGATATTTCGGCGGCGGCTCCGGCATTTACCAGAGCGACGACCAAGTGTCGGGCGGTGGCGGTGGTTCTGGAAGAGTTAATGCGACTTACATCTCCAGTGGCACGCTAACTGCAGGCAGCGGAACGACCCCCGGCAACAGCGGAGACGCCAATCGTTCCGGAGCCGGGACAGGCTCTTCCACTGCTGCGACTGCAGGGTCCAACGGAAGGATTTACATCTCTTGAGCCTCGACATCGACCGCATAACAAAATCTGTCGGCGCAGTCACCGCAGTTTTTGCGATGATCGGTGGAGGCTACACTGCAACCGACAAGCTCGGGTTGTTCCGCAAACCAATATTGGAATGGTCTCCGGAACATTTCACAATCACAGATGGTCCTGCTAGCGGAGATTTCTCGGTTGTCGCAGCACGTCGCAAAATTCGCGACGATTGCTCCGTCGAACAGTTCCGGCTCGAGGTGCGCGATTCTCGCTACATCGTCCACAAAGCAAATCCCTCCATCGCTACGTTCTCCGGTCCGGCGAATGAAAAGGTTGACAAATTTGGATATGCGATAACAATCGACAATCCAGAGAAAGTCGCAGTTGGGCGCGCAACGCTCCTCGCACGCATCAAATACAAATGCCCTGAAGGCGAGGTTCTGATAAGCTATCCAGATCACGCCAATCTAACATTCAACATAACAAAGTAGGAGCAGCGACATGCGCATGTCTGCCGATGGCTTAGCCCTTGTGAAAGAATTTGAAGGTCTTCGCTTGAAAGCATATCGGTGCCCTGCTGGCATCTGGACGATCGGCTATGGGCACACCTCCTCTGCCGGAGAGCCGAATGTTTCTCCAGATCTCGTCATCACGAAGGAAGAAGCTGAAGCGATCCTGCGCAGGGATATGATTCAGTATGAAAAGGGTGTTGAGAAGCTCGTGAAAGTCGAGTTGACGCAAGGGCAGTTCGATGCTCTTGTCGACTTTGCTTACAATGCGGGTGTTGGTGCGCTGGCGAAATCTACGCTGCTCAAGAAAGTTAACGCTGGCAAATTCGACGAAGTTCCTGCCGAGTTCATGAAGTGGACGAAGGGCGGGGGCAAAGAGCTCCCGGGTCTCGTGCGGCGCCGCCGCGCAGAAGTCAAATTGTGGCGCGGTCTTGAAACTGCCCAACCTGTCTGCAATGACGAAGCCCGCACAGAGCCTGATCTCCCGGCTCCCAAGAAGTCTATCGTTCAGTCGAAAGAGGCGAACGGTGCTGTCATCGCCGGTGGCGCTGGCGCTATCGCAGTTGTGCAGGAAGTTATGCCAATCGTGAAAGAGGGTGGGGACATCCTGTCTGCGATGAGTACAACGGCTATCGTGTGTCTCGTGATCGTGGTAGCTGCGGGCGCAATCTGGTATTTCCGCAAGCAGCGGCTTGACGAGGAGGGTTCATGATTGGACTTTTGTTCAGCCCACTCGGGCGCTACATCGCCATTGGCGGAATAGTCATCCTAGCGATCGGAGCGGCATACGTCAAAATCCGCTCTGATGCAATTGCTGAAATACAGGCTCAGGCAACCCAAGATGCTTTGAGGAGAGTCCAAGATGCGATCAATGCTGGTGATAATGCCGCTGTTAGTCCTGAGCGGCTGCTCGAAAATGACGGGCACCGTCGAGACTAATACGACAGCTTGTGCTGTTTGGAGAGATATCTCTTGGTCGTCGAAAGACACCCCGCAAACCATAACTGAGATAAAAGTCAACAATGCTCGTCGAGATGGGTTCTGTCAAGGTGCCAAATAGGTGCCTAAAAACAGTTTCCTTGGAAGCAATTTCAAGGCAATAATAGAACAATCCATCCGACGCATGCTGTAGCAGCTGCTATCTCGAAAAGAGGTCTAAATGAGCTACACCATGACGTACGATAGCTTGCTGGAGGATCTCCGGCGCTATCTGGAACGTGGGTTCACTGCAGAGAGCGACCAGATCGTTTATGAGCAGTTGCCACGCCTCGTCACGCTGGCTGAACGACGCATCGCGCGCGAGCTGAAGATCGAGGGGTTCATCACCCCTGTGACGACCCCTCTTCAGGCTGGCCTCCCTGTTTATATGAAGCCAGACCGCTGGCGTGACACCGTCTCGATGACAGTCGACAATGTGCCAATCTTTGCTCGTTCTTATGAGTACATTCGGTCCTATTGGCCGGACGAAGCGGAAACTGGCACCCCGCAGTTCTACGCAGATTACGACTATCAGCACTGGATCCTCGCTCCGACGCCTGCTTCTGCCCAGACTCTTGAGATCCTCTATTACCAGCAGCCTCCTTTGCTCGGTGATGACTTCCAGACGAACTGGCTGACGGAATACGCTCCGGACCTTTTGCTTTACGCTTCTCTGCTTGAAGCCACCCCATTCCTGAAAAATGACGAACGGATCACGACATGGCAGTCCATGTATGATCGCGCAGCTCAGGCCATCTCTGGCGAGGATCTGAAGCGCATCATGGACCGTTCTGCCAATAGGAGCGAAGCCTAATGACGACGTACACTAGCGTCTTCGGAGGCGCAAACATCTATCCGGCAGAGATCAGCTACAGCGCAATCGCTCTGTCTGCGAACGTTACGCTGAGTTGGCCGGAGGAAACTTCGACCAGCGAGAATCTCGCGACTCGGATCATCGACATTTCCGCCGCGTCGGCAGGTTACAGCATTTACCTCCCGGCAGCGAACAAGACTGGCACCGGTCAGACAATCCTTTTCAACAACACTGGCGCTGAAACGATCACGATCCGCAATGCTGGCGGAACACAGGTCGTGACGGTGGCTGCTGGAACGCTCTGGCAGGTTTACCTGACCAACAACAGCACTGCCAACGGAACATGGCAGTCCCTTCAGTACGGAGCTACGACTTCTACGGTCAATGCCTCCTCACTGGCTGGCACTGGCATTGTCGCTGTTGGTACGCTGCTCAGCCAGTCTGTGCCGATCACGACCTTCAACAGCAACTACACGGCTGGCGCATCCGACCGCGCAAAAATGTTCGTGTGGACTGGCGCTGGCGGAACATTCACGCTGCCTGCGGCTGCGAGCGTCGGCGACAACTGGTTCGTTTATCTGCGCAACAGCGGCTCAGGCGCGATTGATGCCGATCCAACTGGTTCGCCGACGATCGATGGTCTTTCGTCCCTCAGCTTCCAGCCGGGGGAAAGTGCGATCATCGCAACCGATGGCAGCAATTTCTACACGATCGGGTTCGGCCAGAGCGCAACATTTGCGTTCGACTATACGGTGATCGATGTCAGCGGGACTGGCAACTACGTTCTCAGCGGCTCGGAACTCAACCGAATCGCTTACAAGTTCGTTGGCACGCTGACCGGCATCCGGAACATCATCGTCCCCTCGACTGTTCAGCAGTACTGGGTCAATGACGAGACGACCGGCGCGTACACGTTCACTGTCAAAACAGCCGCGGGCACCGGGATCAACTTTACGTCTGGCCAGCGCGCGATCGTCTATTGCGATGGAACGAACGTCGTTGACGCCGACTCTTCTTCGCTTTCTCTGCCTGTGGGCATCAGCGACGGTGGCACAGGTGCAACGACCGCCTCTGCCGCGAGAATCAATCTTGGGGCGACGGCTGTCGGCGACGCCATTTTCACTGCAGCCTCGACAGCTGCGGCGTGGTCGACGCTCGGCAACATTCCGACGGTTGACGGGGGCACGTACTAATGCCCGATTCAACTCTGATCCTACGGTCGAAAGCAGGCATCAAACGTGATGGCACGAAGTTTGATGGCGATTTCTACACCGATGGACAGTGGGTCAGGTTCCAGCGCGGTCTGCCGAGGAAGATTGGCGGCTATCGCTCGATCAACAAATACTTGAGCGAGATCTCGCGCGGGTTCACCACGTACACTCAGCAGCTGTTGCAGTATTGCCATTCTGGCAGCGCGACTAAGCTCGAACGGTTTACAATCGACAACACAAAGAACAGCTCGATCATTACCGACAGAACGCCTGCGACGCTGACGAGCAGCGCGCTGAATCAGTGGATGTTTCAGTACATGTACGATTCTTCGGGTTCTGCGAACTCGATCATCGCGCATGTTTCTCCGAATCTCGATTGCACCTGCAACGACGAAGGCGGTCAGATATTCATCGGCGACAATCTCGGCACTGCTGCGCTGACTGAGATCACGATGAACCCGAGCGGAAATGCTACGGGCGGAATCGTCGTACTTCATCCGTATCTTTTCTACTACGGCTCCGACGGTGTCATTGGTCATTCGGTCGAAGGCGACCCAACCGATCTCACCGGGGCAGGCAGCAACATAACTCGCCCTTGGGGCCAAAAGATCATCAAAGGCATGCCGCTGCGTGCAGGTTCGGGCTCTGCTCCGGCAGGTCTGTTTTGGGCGTACGATGCAGTCATCCGCGCATCTTTCAGTGGCGGCGCGACGACATTCCAGTACGACGTGATCGCGACTGACACATCGATCATGAGCAGCCAGTGCGTCGTCGATTACGACGGTGTTTTCTTCTGGGCTGGCGTCGATCGGTTCTTCATGTTCAACGGTGTTGTGCGCGACGTTCCAAACCAGCTCAACATAAACTATTTCTTGGATGGTCTGAATCGAAACCAGCAGAACAAGGTATTCGCGTTCAAAGTTCCGCGATACGGCGAGATCTGGTGGTGCTATCCGCGCGGCGATGCAACCGAATGCACCCACGCGATCATCTACAATGTTCGCGAGCAGACTTGGTACGACACTGAGCTGCCTGCTTCTGGGCGTGCGTCTGGGCAGTTCAACAACGGGTTCGCTGCACCGCTGCTGACGGACTGTGTTCCGACCGCTTCCGGCTATCGGGTTTGGATTCACGAGCAAGGTGTCGACGAGATCGATGGCCAGTACGTTTATCCGGTGCAGTCTTATTTCGAGACGGCCGATCTTTCGTCGCTGCCGAATGGCAAAAACAGCTACCTGCGCATCACGAGCATCGAGCCAGATTTTATCCAGCAAGGCGACATGACTGTTCAAGTCACCGGCCGAGCGAACGCTCGCGCGCCAGAAGTTTACAGCTCTGTGTTTACTTTCCCGGAAAGTGCCAACACCCCGCACGAGCAGATCGTGATGCTCAAAGAACAGCGGCGCGAGTTGCGCGTCAAGTTCCAATCTTACACAGTCGGCGGCGACTATCAAATGGGCCAGATTATCGGCCACATTGATACAGGCGACAAAACGGTGCTCGGATGATCAGGATCACCTTGCCAACCAATCTCGGGCTTTTCGACTGGGCCAACCAGATTGCGCTGGACTTGGATCCTTATGGCTCGTTTGGGCGGCTGGACAACGAGAGCGAATGGCAGAACTGGGCGATGCAGTTCTTGAATAACACAACCCTCGGAAGGAACTTCCCTGATCCGTATGGGTTCGAAGATTGGGAAGATTGGGCGGAGCGTTTCTGCCAAACGCTGATGTGATAGGTGGAATGATGGACAGAGCTCAAATTACTCAGCTCGCGAATCGCGACCCCAAGTTTCCGCAGGCTGTGGACGTCATGGAGGAGCAGCTCGCTCGTGAGCCTGTTGTTCCTGAAGACATGGATGAGATCATCCAAGTTCTGGAATTCATTCTTCAGAACCCTGACAAATACGCAGAGATCCGAGACGCTGCGATCAAAGACGGTGAGATCGACGAGGACATGCTTCCTCCGCAGTTCAACCGTACGCTGATCGTATCACTGCTCGTCGCGCTCTACGGTCTGCAAGACCGCATGACCGAAAAGGGATACGCGCGCGGTGGCCTTGCGGTGGCCGCTCGTCGGGTAGCAGCGGCTGGTCGGGGCGGTGACACCGAGCTCGCCCACATCAACCGCAGGGAAGCCGAAATGCTGCGGCGCGCGGGTGGCTCCGGGCGCATCAATCCGGAGACAGGCCTCCCTGAATACAAGTCGTTCTGGAAGTCGATCCTCGGGGCGGTTCTTCCGATCGCTCTTTCGTTCATTGCCCCCGGCATCGGAACTGCCATCGGAACCGCTCTGGGCGCGTCTGGGACGATGGCGTCCGCTCTCGGCAGCGCAGTCATCGGTGGCGCATCGTCGGCTCTGACGGGCGGAAATCCTCTGCTTGGTGCGGCTCTTGGCGGCATCGGTGGTGGGTTCGGGCAGATGGCCGGTGGAGCTCTGAACAGCGCACTCGGTCTCAATCTCAGCCCAGCGGTCCAAGGCTTGGTTGGTGGCGGATTGCTCGGTGCAGGTGCTGGCGCTCTGACCGGCGGTGGCAAGGGCGCCCTTATGGGTGCGCTGATGGGCGGTCTTGGGTCTGGCATTAATGCTATGGGCCAGACGTATGGGCCGGAAGGAACAACCGGCGAGCCGGGTTATTCTGGCAATGCTGGCAAAGCGATCGAAGGCGCGGGCCAAGACTTCATGAAGGCTGACTACGATCAGCTCGTGGCACAGGGTCAGGCTTCGCCGGGTCAGAATTTGACAGGGGTTGCGAAAGCAACTTCTGCAGCCGCAGCCGCTTCGCCTTCCAAGTCCGTTCTGGATTCGATCAAAGCGGATGTCGGCAACCTTTTCGGTGGCGGCGAAAAGGGATCGATGCTTGGCTCTTTGACGCGGCTCGCTCCTCTGGCGTTGGCTGGCGGATCGTTCTTGAGCAAGCCACCGGATGTCGATGCGGCAGTCTCGAAACTGTCTCCTGAGCAGCAGGAGTATTTCAACCGTCCTTCTGTCTCGTGGGATTGGGAAAAGCTCCAAGGCGACGCCAACAGAGCGAACCTCTCGCTGCCTGAATACATGTCTCGTTATTGGCCTCAGATTACGTCTGGAGCCTACAACAAAGAGCCTGTGCAGGTTGCTTCGGCAGAGAATCCGACCACACAGATGGCACAAGGCGGTCTCAGTCGCATAGCCTATCTGGCTCGTGGAGCTGGCACCGGGCGCAGCGACGAGATCCCTGCCCGCCTCTCGGACGGTGAATACGTGATCGACGCAGAAACTGTTGCGATGATCGGCGATGGTTCGACCGACGCTGGATCTCGTCGTCTCGATGAAATGCGGAAAGCTGTTCGCAAACACAAAGGGAAGGCTCTCGCAAAGGGCAAGTTCAGCCCTGACGCGAAATCGCCCCTCGCTTATCTCAAAGGAGTTGCCTAATGGCTAGCTTGTTCCAAGGTTCGCCGCAGACGGCGACTTCCTATGCCACCTCGACGAGCGAGACTCCGAAGTGGATGCAGGATGCGATCTACAATCAGATCCAGTGGGCGACGAACATCGCCAACACACCTTATCAGAAGTATACGATGCCGACCGTTGCGGAGCTCTCTCCTCTGCAGCAGCAGGCTTATTCGCAGGTGCAGGCGGCGCAGGGTGCTTTCCAGCCGCAGATGGACCAAGTGCAAACTGGCCTGTCTGGACTCAGCAGCGCGACGACCGCAGATCAGCTGCGTGAAGCTCAGGCACGCTACCTTCAGCCGGAACTCGTCTCGCAAAATCTGCAGGCAGGCCAAGACCTGTTTGGTCAAGCGGCAGGAACCACTGCACAGGCTCTCAGCGAGCGTGCTTTGCAGGCAGCGAATCCTTACCTGCAGACAGCCGCGCAGACTTCCGCGAGCCAAGTCGGTCAATACATGAACCCCTATCAGCAGGGTGTTCTTGACGTGATCGCAAAGCAAGGCGCGCGCAACCTTCGCGAGCAGCTTCTTCCGAATGTTTCCGATCAGTTCATCCGTGCTGGACAGTTCGGTTCTGGTCGCATGGGAGAGTTCGGCTCTCGTGCGCTGCGTGACACGCAGGAAGCAATCCTCGACAAGCAGGCGGCTCTCGCGAGCCAAGGCTACCAGCAGTCGCTCAATGCTGCGCAAGCAGACCTTGCCCGGCAGGCGCAGTTGGCTGGGACCGTTGGCAGCATTTCCGGTGCAGACCTTTCTCGTGTTCTTCAGGGAGCCGGACAGTACGGCAACCTCGGTCAGATGCAGACGCAGGCGGGACAGGCGCAGCAGCAGTTCGGTCTGTCGGCTGCTCAGCAGGCTCAGGCAGCTCAGGCGCAGGACTATGCTCGCCAGCAGCAAGTCTTGAACGACATTGCGAACGCTGCGAAAATGAATCAGGCCATGAGGTACGCAGACACTGCTGCTCTCGAGTCTGCCGGACTTGCCCAGCAGAACCAGATGCAGCAGCAACTCAGCGCTGCCCAGAAGCAGTTCGAGGCGGAGCAGCTTTATCCGAAACAGCAGCTCGATTTCCTCAGCACCCAAATTCGCGGCATGGCACCGATCACTCCGCAGACTCAGACGGATCAAAAGACCACGACTGGTGCAACGTATTCGGCATCGCCGCTGTCTCAACTGGCGAGCGGTCTTGCGCTGTACAAAGGTCTTTCCAATCTGAACACGTAAGAGGCAGCTATGGGATACGAGCTCAATCGCCTGATGAAACAGTACGGGATTAGCACCCCGACTATTTCTTCTTACACTGGTCAGCAAATGCCGACCGACAAAGCTGCCTCCGATTATTCGCAGAAACTTGCGCAATACGAGGCAGACAGAGCAGCCTACGACAAATACGTCGATGAGTACAACCGTCGCCTTTCTGGCGCACCGATGTACATGCAGAGTCAGTTCCAGACGAAAAAGATGGATGGTCCTCCGACCACCGTCGGAGGTTTGTACACCAGCTTCCTTGGGCGCGAGCCGGACGCTGAAGGAATGAAATACTGGAACGAGCAGTTCGGCAACAAAGCGATCGGGCCGACGCAGATCGCACAGTTCGTCAAATCTGCTTCCCCTGAAATCTACGACCGCAACCTGCAGAGCAAAGTCGGCCAGAACATTTACAATGCGACTGGCAGCTATTACGGCGACCAGCTCAAATATCCGACGTTTTCGCCGCTTGCTTCGATTGCCAGCGCGACCAACAGTGGCACGTCTACGGATCAGAGCACATCAAACTCTTCTGCGGCAGTCACCCCCGGATCCACGAACATTTCTCTCACGCCTGCAGAAGAAAACAATTACACTGGAGGTGTAGAGTTTTCCAATGGTGGGGCAGTGCGCAAATTCTCGCGCGGCGGGGTGAACGATCTCGGTCTCCCGAGACTTTCGGAGATGTACGGTCTGGCCAATCCTGCGGAACTCCCTGTGATGGAGGAGCCGATTCGGCTCGCATCGAACACCACGACAGCTAGCGATGCAGATCCGGAAGGATTCCCCACAGGATCGACGGAAGAAATCGTTGCGCGCGGCAGAGCAGCGGTCGCGCAGGCCAAAGCAAACGCTCGCGCAGGCGTTCAGCCGGACCCGAGCGTTTACGACGACGAGGCTGCGAGGCGCGAGGGAACGACCACATCGACTCCGCGCACCGCACCCACGACTTCTCGCCCGTCTCTCGAAGAGATGATGCGCAAGTACGGAGCTAATCAAAATCAATACGCCGAGCAGATCCGCGCAGCCAGCGAGCGCAATCGTGCGGAGACCGAAGCATTCCGCGAGATGCTGAAGAAGCAGATGACCGGAGAAGGAGAAGGTGGACCGTCCAAAGCGGAAATGTATTTCCGCCTTGCGGCAGCTCTTGCGTCGCCGACCAAGACTGGTGGAGTTATGGAGAACGTCGGGCTCGCTGCGAAGGAACTTGGCGAGTATCAGAAAGACGTCACTGCAGCTCGTCGCCAGAACCGTGCCCGCAATCTTGAATTGATGATGAAGGGCCAAGAGCTTTCTATGCGCTCTGCCAAAGAAGACCTCGATGCTCTGCGTGCCCTTGGCGCAGAAGAGGGTCGCGATCGTCGGCAGATCATTGGCGAGATGATCAAAGAATACATCCGCTCCGGCGAGCCTGAATCTTCCGCTGGCAAACAGGCCAAGGATGAAGGCCTGACTCCCGGCACTCCGGAATACATGAAACGTGTTCAGGAACTTGCGCAGACGAGCGTCGACTCTCGCCTTGCGCAGATCAATGCGACTCTTGAGGGCATGCGCAGGCAGGACGAACAGGCCAAACTCGCTCGCGAGAAGTTTGAAGAAAGCAAAAAAGAAAAGGCTGAAGCTGCAACCAAGTTGACTCCAAAAGAGCTCGACATGAAGCTCGAAGAGGAGAACACGGTCGCCTCGCTCGAGCAAGCTCTCAAAGAACTCGACGAAGCGCGTCAGCTTAATGCAAAAGCGTTCGACAATTCTCTTGGAGACAGATTCCAGCGCACAGTCCTCGAGAATACAAAGAGCAACGACCCTAAAGTCGTCGCGACTCGAGTTCTCGAGCAGAAATTGAAGAGCCAGATGATCGCTACTTCTGCCGAGAAGATGAAAGGTGTTCTTTCTGATTCTGATATCAAACTGCTCATGTCTGTGCAGGGACTTGATTCTAAGAGCAGAGAAGAGCGCGCTCTGATTATTGGTTCGGCGATTGAAGCTCTGAAAAGAGGCTACGAGCTGAAAAAGAAACGTCTTGAAGACATCAAGACCGGAAAGTTCCGCGAGCGCGAGCCTGAAAAGAAAGACGGAGAGCAATAATGGTTGATGTCCCGCGCAGTCTTATCGACAAAGCCATTGAAGAGCGCGTCCGTCAGGACATGATCGAGAACCGTCCTCCTCCGAGCCTCGGAGCAGGAGCCGCACGAGCATTCCTGGGGGAAGGCCTCGGCATGGGCTGGGGCGACGAGGCAGAGGCGTGGATCCGCTCAAAACTTATGGGACAAGGCGACTATTCCGCTCTCAGAAAAGACATCAACAAAGAATACGGCAGGTTCGCGGAACGATATCCGGTTACGTCCGGTGCTTTGGAATTCGCTGGCGGAGCTGCTCCGGCTGTCGCTGCGATGATGATGACCCCTGCGACTGGCGGCGCGGCAGCTCCTGCTGCTGCGGCGGGTGCTTCGAGAGCAGTCGGTGCGCTTGGCAGGATCGCGAGCAGCCCTTATGCAAGGTCTGGTGCTATCGGTACAACGCAGGGCGTAATTTCCGGCGCAGGCACGTCGGAAGAAGGCGAAAGAGCTACTGGAGCTGCCGGTGGAGCTTTGATGGGCGCTGGGATTGGCCTCGCTTCTCCAGCTGCTATTCGTACTGCAAAGTCTGGTCTTGATTGGATTCTCGAAAGAGCTTTGCCGACCGAGAAATTCGTTAAGCAAAGAGCTCTCGGAAAAATCTACGACCAGCTCGAAAACGAAGGAATGAAACCTGGGGATGTTCTGGCAAAATCCATCGATGACTATTCGATGAATGTCCCTTCGATGTTTGCGAACGCCAGCCCGAGCCTTATTAGACTTGCGGATGCTGCAGCAAACAGAGCTGGCAAAGCAAGTGCCATGGTGCGAAACGCTTTCGATGAACTTAAAGAAGGTTCTCGCGAGCGTGTTATGCAGCAGGTTCGAACAGGGATTTCTGGTAAAAACTATTTCCAGGATGAGGCGGATGCTGTTGCTCGTTTGCGGGCCGACTCGAAATCTGACTACGATAAAGCGTACGCTTTCGGTTCTGTTATGGATCCGCGCGTAAACAAAGTTCTTGAAAATCCGAAATTTGCTGAGTTCTTTAAACGTGCTCAGCAGATTGCAGACAATGAGGCATCTGCTGCCGAATTGAGAGGACAAAATCCTGCACAATTCAAATTGCAGGAGCTTTACAAAATTAAAACAGACAAAGACGGAAACATGATCGGTTTTGAAAAGACCGCTGTTCCGGACGTACGCACGCTTGATTACATTAAGCGAGGAATAGACTCGGTAATTGAGTCTGGGTTTGAAGGTAAAGGCATCACAAAGCCCGAAGCGAGTTCTTTGAAAGAGCTTCGCAAAGCGTTTATCGAGGCTGTTGATCAGGCGACGATTGATCCGAAGACTGGAAAATCTGCCTACGCAGAAGCACGCAGAAATTTCGCAGGAGATATGGAAGTTATCGACGCAATGCGCGTTGGCTACAATGACTTCAACAATCTTGCCAGCGAAGAAGTTAAAATGCTCATGAAGAACATGAGCAATTCAGAAAAAGAAGCATTCAGGACAGGTGCTGTAAGAAATATATACAGCATGATCATGGATCCATCGAGTGACATAAACGCTGGCAAAAGGCTAGTTGGTTCTCCGGAAATGCGCGCGAAACTCGCGGAGCTTTTCGATAGCGATGCCAAACGCGACCTGTTTATGGCAGCTGTTAAAAGAGAACGCGAAATGTTTGAGCAGGCAAGTAAGCTCCTTGGGGGCTCCCCGACTGTTCCCCGCAGAGAAGCAATCGAACGTCTCGAAGAAGGGTCTAATTTCGGCGAGATGGTTGCTCAGGCAATAAATCAGGGAGGGTTTAAAGACGCTCTCGTTGCGATTGCTTCGCGCGCAATTAGCAAAGCAAAAATGACAGACGATGTCGCGGAAGAAGTGGCGAAGCGTCTTCTTTCGAAAAGTCCCTCCGACGTCGCTGCTGCGGTGAAAGAGCTAGAAGAATATGCGATCGAGCGCGCTCCAAGAGCCAAAAGACTTTCCGTAACGGAAGCAGGAGCTGCTGGCGGAACGACGGTTGCTCTGCCTTCTGCACCTTCCTCCGAAGAGAAACCGGAAGAGATTAATATCCAAGAACTTCTTAGCCGGATCAAATAAAAAGAGCCCAGCGATTGCTGGGCTCAACTCTATGCCCGGAACTTGAAGGGAGAAACTTTGCGTTTCTTCTCTTCTTTGTCGGGCTTTTTCTGATAGCACATGTTTGCATGGAACTCGCAGTACGATCCTTTTTGGATCGGCTGGCAGCAGAATGCAGTTTCTGTTCCGCAAACTTCGCCGAGAATAAATCTGCAGGATTCTGAATTTAGTTCCATGATTGTGTTCTTTGTGTCCCTTTTTGGCTGCGGGGGAATTGTTACGGATCTTTTTCGAACAAGCTGTCCGTTTATTGCGACGAGCTTGAAATGCTTTTCAGGCTGTTTCTTTTTCTGCTCTTTGCGAGCAGCTTTAACGACTCCCGGATTGCGAAGAAGTTTGCTGCGATTGACGTAACCCATAACAGAGCTACGAGTTACGCCAATTTCTGCAGCAATTTGCCCGGAAGTGAAATGCTCTGCCCACATTTTCTTTATGAGCTGCTTTTTCTCTTCGGTCAGACTTCTCATTTTACTTCTCTTCGAGCTGGTCGACCATCGAGGACATAATAGCCTTGCGCTCTTCGTCCGTCAGCTTGCGCCCAGAAACGATCGCAGGGACCGGCTCGTCGGTTCCATCAGGATCATAGCCTTCCGCATAGCCATCGCGAATTTTCGATGCGAGAGCAGAGAGCAAAACCTGAGATTGCGACCGCAGATGATCGAGCTGCTTCTGCTGCTCTTCCATGCATGCCGACAGTTCCATAGACAGTTGAGCAAGATCCCGCAAAAGGAGACGCTCGGCCCGAGCCTGTTCCTGAGCGAGTTTGCCGATGATGTAATCTATATTTTGCATCTTATGTCCTTTCTTCTGCCAGTTGTTTGTCAAACATATCGAATCCGATACGCCTAACAACATATTCGTTGCGCTTTGTTGAGAACCGTGCAACGAAGAACGAGTCGTGCTTCTCAGAGAGATAAGCAGCCATCATCGCAAAGATGATAGCGTCACCGTAGAATGCGATCGCATCTGCGGTGCTGTCAAAACTCTCGAGCTGCTCGACAATCTTTGATTCGAACCTGTCTGCAAAACGCTCATCGACCATGTCGTCGAACATTGGCGTCTCGCAAACATAAACGATCTCGTCTGCTATTTCTAGCAATGACGAGGGGCTAAATCGAAAGTTGACGTGCGGGACGTAAACTTTCCTGAATCTTCGCATCTTTTTCTCCATCTGCATCTGGCTTGGATTTTCTTCCAAAACAGGCATGCTGAAAAGCTGATTTTTATATTTTAAGTATTCTTTCGTCAATGAAGAACACAGCCTTGTTTCCGCGACCGACGTTGGTGACCCTATTCAGGATGGTGCCTTTGTCGCTGAGTTTTATCCGCAGCCTGCGCACCGAGCACATCAAAGAGTTGTGGTAGCTGCGCGTCTCAGGTCCAACGAACTGGCTTTTCACAGTTTGGAAATCTACCGTCTTGCCCGCATGCATCTTGAAGAACTCGAGCAATTGTTTTTCTCTTGGTGTTAGTTTCATAGCTCATCTTCCTCAAGAGCGAACAGCTTGCGGTAGTCATCGAGCGTCATGTCAGAGACGCTCTTTTTGTCACGCAGATTTGCGAGGATCTTTTTGTCAGGCGATTTCTGTGCGACGAGATCGAAATAGGTGACAGTTCCTTTTGTCCCGTCACGCCATGTTCGGCCCTCGCTCTGCCAGCGGGCGAGAGCATTGAAGCTGTTTGAATAGTAAATATTCGTGTTGCACAAACCCTGAAGATTAAGACCTGTGCCTGCAGCTTCTGGCGACGCCACGAGGAAACGTATGCCAGATTCCTTGTCCATGAACAACTCGAGATTCTTCTTGCGCTGACTTTCTGGCGTCCTGCCGTAATAGTCGACCGCCTCTTGGCCGAGCTCTTTCATCACAGACTCAATGTCTTGGTTAAACCTGCACCAAACAATGATTTTGCCTGTGCGTTGCTCGATGATCGATTTGAGCTCTTCCATTCTGGGATTTGGGAACTTGATTATTTTGTTGTCGTCTGTCGGCAGGAACCCGCAACTGATCTGCTGCATGCGAGTCAAAAGTGTCGCAGCGGTAGTTACGGAAGATATCTCGCCTTTGCCAACCTCTGCGAAGAATTGCTGTCGCAGCTCTTTCATCACCTTCAGCTGTGCGTCGGAAAGAGCAAACTCTCTCCGCACATAGACTTTCGGTGGCAGGTCTAGAGCTTCCTCGCTGGTGATTCGGAAAATGCAAGGGTCAATCTTTTTGTACAACTCCTCGATGTTCTTTGAGCCAGCGATGATCTTTCCGAATGGGGTGTCCCGCATAACGCAGAATTGATTCCTGAAGGCAGTTATGTAACGGAACCCGAGGATCCGCTCGTCCAGGAATTTGAACTGGCTGAAAAGGTCGATCACGTTCTTGGCAATTGGGGTGCCAGTCATGATCATCCTGTAGCGACACAAAGACCCGAATTTGATGGCAGCCTTGGTGCGGCTCGCGGACATGTTCTTGATGTCTTGCGACTCGTCTATGATCATCGTTGCGCGACCTTTGGCCTGTTTCAAGAACGCCAAGATCTTGCTTTCGCCACCTGGAGTCACTATCGCATCGATGTTGATGGCCATTATCTTCAGGCCATCAAATGCCATCATCTCTTCAAAATCTCGCTCGGCTCTTTTGGTCTTTCCATAGACCCAAGCAGTCCAGCGCACTGATTCGCTCATGTGTTCTGGGATCTGCTCAGCCACCCATTGGCGGTGAACGCCATTTTTGGCCACGAGCAGCACATGATCAGATTGACCCCTGCACCAGCGCTGACCCATGAATGCAATTGCGGTCCAACTCTTGCCTGTCCCGACATCCATGAACAGGCCGAAAGAGTCCAGATTCTGCAGTTTCTCAAGAGCCTGTTTTTGGTGGTCGCGGGGCGATGTTTTGAATTGGAATGTAGGGCGGCTATCCCCTATGTCGAAAAGTCCATCAGCGACCATTCCTGCGGCTGCATCAGGGTCTTCCTCCTCGACCAAACAGTCGGGGAAAACGGATCGCCAGACTTCGAGATTATAAGGCGAGTTATCGAACGAGAACGACCTATTGGCGCCCCATCGTTTCATTCCCTCAAGCCTGTTCAGAGCTCTGAGAATCCGAGCATCGTATTCGGAGGTCGTTCTGACCCTTTTTCCTTCAATCTTGACGTTCATTTTTGCCCCCGCAGCATTTTCCATTTCCAGTCCATGGACCGATTTCACTTACTCTTCTTCTATTACTTTCTTTCTTCTATTTTCCTCTAGAGTGAGTGGAATTCAGGAGAGGAATGGAAATGGAAAATGGTGTTGTGGTGGGGGAAGGAAAGCTCCCTCCCCCGGCATTTGCATTGAAACTCAGACCATTTCCAGGAGAGAGTCACGAACCTCGACCTTCAGGCGCGAACGTTCGCCGAGCCATGCGTTGAAGAGTCGAGCGTCGCCCTTGGTCCCTGCAACGTGGTCAACCCAGTGGGTTACACCGTTGAGGATGCCCCACGCATTGCCCGGGACCGCTCCGGGAGCGTTGTTGACCGAGTTGAGAACTTGGTCGAGGTGTTTGGGGCGGTAGGTCGGGTCGTTCAGGAGCATCTCGATATGGCTCTCCTCTTTCTGCCCTTCAGGTGTCGGGGCGAAGAACTTAGAGAGGAACCGCACAGTGTCGAACTCGCTCATCTTGAGCTGATCGAGCAGCTTGGCATCGAGGTGCGCCTGATGGATCTGCTCCCGAGCGAGGCCGATGGTCTCCTTGGCGCGGGCCGCATCGAACACCGAGAGGTGGTTCTGGCTATATTGGGCCTGTCCCTGAATAGCCATCGCCATGGTGTTGGCGCAAACCACGCGCACTGTCGTTGTGCGGACCGAGATTGCTTTGCCAACCTCGTGGGGCGAGATCAGCAGGATGTAGCCTTTGACATGGTCCTTACGGTTAATGGTGAACCCTTCGTTGATCGAGGCAAGAGCCCAGATCACCTTGCCACCCCGCAGCGAGCCAGCAGTCTCGAGCTTTGCGCCACCGATCTCGGTGTACTCCCGGAAGAACTCCATAGCGTCGCGGTTCTGCAGAGGCTTCCACAGATCGCCGGTGATGGTCATCACCTTGTTGTCGCTGGTGCGCATCAGAGCCCGACGAACCGGGAGCTTGATCATTTCGCCGTTGGGTGCCTCGGCGTAGATCGGGCGGAGCTCGACCTCCCAATCAAGACCAGCAGCGACGATCATCTCGTCGACGGTGGCTGAGGAGTCGATCCGGTTGCCCAGACCGTGCCAAGGGACTTCGTTAGCGAAAGCCATGGTTTCAACTTCGTGTGCCATTTTAGATCTCCTTTTCACCAAAGTCCTTCGACAGCTTTTTCGAAGGTTGATTCCTGACGGATGACGTCAGCCATATGCACGTCTTCGAGGTTGGATTCAGCGTCCCAAACAAACCACACAATGTCGCCGAACCGAGTGTGGATCGGCGCAACTGCGTAGCGCGAGAGCTCGCCGAAGATCACCTTCTTGGCAGCGAGCTGCCCCCGCTTTGACGGGTCGTTGACGATCTCGGCCGGGAAGGCAGAGCGCGAAACAGCGAGGAGGGTGGGGCGACGAGCTTTCATTCTAGGATCTCCATCTACCCGGCGAATCGGCCGGTAAAAGTATTAAACGCCAGAACGAGAAAAAAGAAAACAAGAAAATTGAGATGGGGCCAAAATATTTTCGACCCCATCTATGGTTAAGATTCAGCCGATCGTTACATTCCCATGGGCGAGGTCCCAAGCCAGATCCTGCCGGCGACCGCCTTGGCGGATGAATTCTTCGTAAGTCACCCCAGTCTTGGACTTCATAATGATATCCATAGATTTGTGGCCGTGGGTGCCTTCCCTGCGGGGGTTGGTCGTAATGCTGGGTGCAATGCGGATCACCTTTCCTTTGAACGAAGATGTCCGGCCCTTGCGAGTTTCGGTGTTGGGTTCCTTTTTAATAGCTGCATTCTGCATTTCATTCTCCTGTTCTGCTGACTTAATAATTTTGGCTTTGGCCTCAGCAAGAGCCAACAGCCTGTCCGCAGCCGTTTTACGGTCGCGGAAACTCTTGATCGGGTTTGTGGTGTTGTGTGCGTTGTAGAACTGGACGAGGTTGTCCAGAGGTATCGTCGACTTGGCAATGTCCGCTGGCTCCTGGACGATCAGGAACCCATTGCCATTGTTCAATGCATCCCTCTTTGTCGGGAACGCAAGGATCTCTTTAGAGCGTTCGAAATCGAAAGCAAACGTCCTCATTTTCATCTCCTATCTACAGTTCTGATTAAACTCTGTTCCGCCACAATTGGAAACAGAATTGTTCAGTCATGAATGCTCGGCACAGGTCTTTTTTGTTTTTTGCTCATTTCCGCCAGTCTTTCCTCCAATCGTTGACGATTGATCATCATAGCTTCCTCGTCGGGCTCCCAGTCCCCGAAAAGCTCCTCCGGTATTCCCACAGCGAGACCCTGAAGCTCTGTCAGATTCGGTTTGCGTTTGCGACGCTGCAACTCTGCGACGAGCTGTGCCTGTCTTTTCAGGCAGTATCCCAGTCTCGTATAGAAGAACTTAACATGGCCGTTGCCGAGGGTGTATTGTTCAGGAGCATCGACCCTTTTGGGATCGACGCCTTTCTCGAGAGCTTTGCGCACCAACCCGAAAACACGAGGCAGCTCGTAGTATTCTGCAGCGAGATGCTTGTCGTGCAGCTCTTGGGGCGGGATGCAGTTGATGCGAGTCATTAGTGGTAGTTCTCCACGATGAAGAGTTTGGCAGAGTCGAGCGAAGGGAAATATTGGATTTTACCGTGCACTGTCATTGCTCTGTATGCAATTCGGTCGTTTTGCTGCAGTCGTGTCTTGTTGATCCACCCTGCTTCGCTGCTGAAATATGTCACACGATAGAAATCTTTTTCTATCTGCTCTATTTCGATCGGGTTCTTCATCTTCATTCCTCCACGCAAGCATCATAGATGCTCTGCTGCAATTTTCTGTCGCGAGAGATCGTCTGCCTGATGCTCGCCTCCAACCAGTGCCCTTCAGGGAGACGCTCGACTTCTCCGTCAGCTCCGTTGATTGTGATGAAATCGACATACCAATCATTCGTGCTGTCAATTTCGATGTGGAGCTCTGCGGACATAACCATCACGCTCGGATAGTTGTACAGTTCCATTTCCTCGACCAGATATGACGTCGGGTGCAGTTTGGGCTCTGCTCTGTCGTAGTAATAGTAACGCATTTTGATCTCCATTTATTTTAGGAAGAGGGGAGGGAGCCGGAGCTCCCTCA